CTTCGCCGGGGGCAAGCAGCCAGTTTACACCGCTAACTGCTACACCTACCCCAATGGCAGCGAGGAAGATGCAATGGACTGCGACAGCAACGACTTCACCTCGCTCTCCAAGGCAAAAGCGCACTGTGATGAGTTTCTCACCGATTGCGAGAGTGTTAAATTTGCCGGAGCGCACGTCGAAGATGAGAATGGCAAGTACCTCTACACAATTTTGACAGACGGGACGGTGGAAACGAAATGAGTATTCTTTATAAGCTCAAGGGTGGGCATAAAGTTGAGGAACATCAACTCTTCCGGCGAACCTACCCTGTTTGGGGCAGCGATGAACTCCATACAGCAACATATTTTATCCACCGCGAGAAGGTGTACGCTCTTGACGCTGAAACAGGTCGGCCGTCGAGATGCAATTTTAGCGTCGGGTATCTTAACACAAAGTATAAACAAGAATTCTTTTCGCTTGATAAATTCTACGAGGGCGAAATCGGTGAAGATGAAGAAATGGAGGTGGCAGACGATGAGTAACATTATTTCCAAAGCCGCCCTTGAGGCGCGCAAGGCAAGATATCAACCCGGCTGCCGTGTGGAACTTGTGTCCATGAACGATCCCTACACGAAACTTAAGCCCGGCGACCGAGGCACTGTGAGGTCTGTCGATGACATCGGCACGGTATTTGTGAGTTGGGATAATGGTTCGGGATTGGGTGTGGCTTACGGCGCAGACGAAATTAAGCTGCTGCCCCCAACCATGACTGAGAAAATCAAGGAGCAGATATTGGCGATTCGGGCAACGGGGGCAACGAATATGTTTGATGCCCAAACCGTCCAGCGTATCGCTTTCGATAGTGGTTATTATGAACTCGTGGACTATATCGAAACTGATGTGAAAGCCTATGTGCGCTTTATCCTAACCGGGGAATCTCTGTAATATACACAATTACGGCGGCTTTTCCTTCCCGAAAGATTGTGTACTATATATCGCAAAATTGACTTGATATATATCGGATAGTACGGGAATATGTGCTTGCTGAAGGGCACACCGCCCCAGCGAAAAATAACCGACAGGAGGACAAAACAATGTGGAGTCAAGGCACGATTTGGGTGGTCGAAGGTAAAGTCGGCTACGATTACTGGGTAAAGCATTATGAGGAAGGCAGCGAATACGGCATTGAGAACGAAGGCCGCATTTCCAAGCTGACCATCCGCAAACGCGGCGAGTGCAAAGACCTCGTCAACTACGACAGGGGCTGGGATATTCCACTGCCGCGCAACGATGAAATCAAAAAGGTTTATGCTATTTTGATTGAAAAATACAACTAAACACGCAAACAACTGAGGCTCACCCCGCAAGGGGCTGTGCCTCGTATAAATAGATTTGTAGGGACTTCCACGGAGGTCTTTTTATTTTGCGCCGAAAGGAGAAGCGACTGTGCCTGAATACAAATACACACCAACAAAACTCATGCTACCGACCAGTCGTTACGACTCACGGCGAGCAGACTTCGCAGTCAACTTTATACAAATGCTCAAGCACACCACCGGCGAATGGTATGGGAAGCCGTTTCATCTCATGCCGTGGCAGGAGCAGATCATCCGTGACATTTTCGGCATTGTCGGCGAGGACGGCTACCGGCAGTTCCGCACGGCGTATGTGGAAATCGGCAAGAAAAACGGTAAATCCGAACTTGCCGCCGCCATTGCCCTGTACCTTCTGTTTGCCGATGGCGAGGCGGGTGCCGAGGTCTACTCCTGCGCTGCTGATATTAACCAGGCGAGCATTGTTTTCAACACCGCCAAAGCAATGGTGGAACAGTGCGGTGATCTCAACAGCCTGTCAAAGCTGGTACCATCAACCAAGCGGATCATCTTCCCGCACACCAACAGCTTTTATCGTGTGCTGTCCAGCGAAACTAAGTCAAAGCAGGGATTCAACGTGTCCGGGCTTATTTTCGATGAACTTTTCGCCCAGCAAACCCGCGAGTTATTTGACACCATGACCAAGTACACAGGCGATGCCCGGAGGCAGCCTCTCTATTTCCTTATCACAACAGCGGGCAGAGATAAAACATCCATCTGTTATGAAATCCACTGCAAGGCAAAAGCAGTGCTGGACGGCTCCAAGATAGACCCGGCGTTTTATCCCGCCGTGTTCGGCATTGAGGATGACGACAATTGGGAAGATGAAGCCGTCTGGCGGCGGGTGAACCCATCCGTGAATGTAACGATTCCTTTTGAAACGGTCAAGGCTGCGTATGAACAGGCAAAGCAAAACCCTGCCGAGGAGATGCATTTCCGACAGTTCCGTTTGAATGAATGGAACAATGCCGACATCCGCTGGATGCCCATGGATAAGTGGGATGCCTGCGGAGAAGACTTCGACGAATCAGGATTCGAAGGACGGTCGTGCTATTGTGGGCTTGACCTTTCGTCCACAGGCGATCTTACGGCGCTGGTGCTGGTGTTCCCGCCGGGCGATGGTGATAACAAATACACCGTCATGCCATTTTACTGGCTGCCGGAAGAGGTCATCGAACACCGTACTCGCCGCGACCACGTTCCATATGCCGTTTGGGAAAAGTCCGGGGTATTCAACACCACCGAGGGCAACGTTGTTGATTATGATTTTATCGTGGCGTTCATCGCCAAATTGTCCCAACGGTTCAAAATCCGCGAGATTGCCTATGACCGTTACGGTGCGGAAAAGATACGCCGCGACCTTGAGGAATTGGGTGCGGAGAACGGCTTCACGGTGTTTCCGTTCGGGCAAGGATATATCTCAATGTCGCCGCCGTCAAAAGATTTGTACCAGCTTGTGATGGAAAAGAAAATCCGTCACGCCAGCCATCCCGTCCTCGATTGGAACGTGGGCAATGTCATCATCGACCAGGATGCGGCGGGCAACATCAAACCCAACAAACAAAAGTCCACCGAGAAAATCGACGGCGTGGTGGCTCTGGTCATGGGGCTTGCCCGCGCTACAATCCAAAGCGATAACCACGACATTATAAACAACAGTGTTTACAACGAGCGTGGCTTGTTATTCATCTAAAAAGATTGGAGTTTTAACAATGATTGAAAAAGTAAACAAGTACCACCCCGACAAGGTGGCCGACCGCATCGCCGGTGCAATTGTGGACTACGCCTACACGCTTGACGCCAACCCCCAAATTGCCGTGGAGGTTCTTGTGGGACACGGCAGGGCGGCTGTTATCGCGGAAACGAGTGTAGTCCTTGCAGCCAAAGTAGTGGAAACAATTATCGAGCGCATCTCAGGCGTTCCCGCCGAAGATACCGATTTCATTCAGGTGCCGCAAGACCCTCATTTATCAAAGAATCAGCGTGAGGGTTTCCGTTGCGGCGATAACGGCGTATTCACGGCGAAGTGGAACATTGACTATGAAAAAGCCACAAACCTCACGCAAAGCTACGGACGGAAATTTCCATACGACGGCAAATATCTTTTCGATTTTGAAAACGGTACCGCGACGCTTTGCCAATCTAATGTAGCAAATGATGAGGTGCAAGCCGCTACGGAATTGCTTCATAAATTTGTTGAAGTAACCATCAATCCACTGGGTGATTGGACGGGCGGCACAGACACCGACACAGGCTGCACCAACCGTAAACTCGGCAGCGACCAGCCGTTTTGCAATCCCAACGGACTGCACGGCAAAGACCTCTCCAAAGCGGATGTGTCGGTCAGCATCTATATCAATGCTCTTTCCCGCAAGCTCGGCGGTGTTTTTGTGCAGGCACATTGTTCCATCGGCGATGAGATGGTAACGATTATCACCAACGACAACACAGAAAAAGTGTCGTTCGCGGATATAGTTGATTTTGCGAAGAACTACATCAGTTCTCTCGGCGGGTTTGAGACGTTCGCTGAATACGGAATGCAGTGCGAAGGGATGGTGTAACGACTTATGGCAAATCCAATCAAGAGGCTTTTCGGGTTTCATTCCCGTGATAAGCCCCAAAACAAAGTCGGCGGTTCGTTCAATTTCCTATTCGGCGCCACCACATCGGGCAAGGCCGTCAACGAACAGACCGCCATGCAAACCACTGCCGTATACGCCTGCGTTCGGATATTAGCCGAAGCGGTCGCAGGACTGCCGCTCCACGTCTATGAATACAACGACACTGGCGGCAAGGAGCGTATATCCGAAAACCCGTTATATTATCTGCTCCATGATGAGCCGAACCCTGAGATGACTTCATTTGTGTTTCGAGAAACATTGATGAGTCATCTTTTATTATGGGGTAACGCTTATGCACAGATTGTCAGAGACGGCCGCGGCAATGCACTGGCTCTATATCCGCTTCTGCCAAATAAAGTGGGCGTCAGCAGAATGCCGAACGGCGAGCTTGTTTATTCATACCGCCGTGACAAAGAAGAAAGCCCCAAGGACACCGAAGGCGGCACAGTTACCCTACGTCGTGACGAGGTGCTTCATATTCCCGGATTGGGCTTTGATGGTCTTATCGGATACAGTCCCATCGCTATGGCGAAAAACGCTGTGGGCATGAGCATCGCCACCGAAGAATATGGCGCGAAGTTTTTCGCAAATGGTGCGAATCCCGGAGGGGTGCTGGAACATCCCGGCGTTATCAAAGATGTGCAGCGAATCAAGGACAACTGGAACAGCCAGTACCAGGGCAGCGGAAACGCGCACCGTATCGCTCTGCTGGAAGAAGGCATGAAGTTTCAGACTATCGGCATCCCGCCGGAACAGGCGCAGTTTCTACAAACACGCAAATTCCAAATCAACGAGATTGCCCGTATCTTTCGAGTGCCGCCCCATATGGTCGGCGACTTGGAGAAATCCAGCTTTTCAAACATCGAACAGCAGTCGCTGGAGTTTGTAAAGTACACCCTCGACCCCTGGGTGGTGCGTTGGGAACAAAGCTTGCAGCAGTCGCTCATCCTGCCGACCGAAAAAGGAAAGCTGTTCATTAAGTTTAACCTTGACGGCCTACTTCGCGGCGATTATCAAAGCCGTATGACCGGCTACGCCACTGCACGGCAGAACGGATGGATGTCGGCAAACGACATCCGAGAACTGGAAGACATGAACCGCATTTCCGTTGAAGAAGGCGGCGATTTATACCTCGTCAATGGCAATATGCTCCCTCTCAAAGATGCGGGGGCTTTTGCAAAACCAAAAGAAACGGAGGAAACCACATGAAGAAATTTTGGAACTGGGTAAGGGATGAAACTGAAGAATCCCGCACCCTCTATCTCAACGGTCCCATCGCGGAGGAAACCTGGTGGGGCGATGAACAAACCCCGGCGGCGTTCAAAAAGGAATTGCTGGCGGGTAACGGCCCCGTTACCGTGTGGATTAACAGTCCGGGCGGCGATGTTTTCGCGGCGGCGCAAATCTACAATATGCTGATGGAATACACCAGTCCCGTTATAGTCAAAATCGATGGTATCGCCGCCAGCGCCGCATCGGTTATCGCCATGGCGGGCGGCGAAGTTCATATGTCACCCGTGTCTATGCTGATGATCCACAACCCGGCGACCATTGCCATCGGCGACAGCGAGGAAATGCTCAAAGCAAAAGCTCTGCTGGATGAGGTTAAGGAAAGCATCATCAATTCCTATGAACTCAAAACAGGGTTGTCCCGCGCCAAACTGTCCCACCTTATGGACAACGAAACATGGATGAACGCCAACAAGGCGGTGGAGCTTGGCTTCGCCGACAAAATCCTGTACGCAGACGGCGGCGAGCCGAAGGATGACGCAGAGCCGAAGTTTGCGTGGAACAAAGACGGTGTGTTGTTCAGCCGCACGGCTGTGACAAACTCACTGCTCGGTAAAATTCCAAAACCCAAGGCAAAGGAAACCGAACCCCAAGCACCCGCTGAACCTGCGGGTATCCCGGCAGACAGTCTGTACCACAGGCTGAATCTCATCAACCACTAATTTAGAGGAGGAACTATCAACATGAGTAAAATTCTTGAAATGCGCGAAAAGCGCGCCAAAGCGTGGGAGGCTACCAAGCACTTCCTCGACACCAAACGCGGTGACAACGGGCTTCTGTCCGCAGAGGATGCCGCGACCTACGACAAAATGGAAGCTGATGTCGTCTCTCTCGGCAAAGAAGTCGAGCGGCTGGAACGCCAGTCCGCCCTGGACACGGAGATGGCAAAAGCTACATCTTCGCCCATCACCAATAAACCCGGCGAACCCAAAACCGAGGAGAAACCCGGCAGAGCCGCCACTGCGTATAGGTCGTCCTTTTGGAGTGCTATGCGCAACGGCGATGTCACCCCGGAAATCCGCAATGCCTTGCAAATCGGCGTAGACACCAAGGGCGGCTATCTCGTCCCCGAGGAGTTTGAAGCCCGCTTGATTGACGGCTTGCAGGAAGAAAACGTCGTCCGCAAGTTGGCTACTGTCATAACTACCGGCGGCGACCACCAAATCCCCGTTATCGCTACCAAAGGTACGGCTTCCTGGGTTGCAGAAGAAGGCGCGATTCCCGAAAGCGACGATACCTTCGGCCGTCTTACTCTGGGCGCGTTCAAGCTGGCGACTACCATCAAGGTTTCGGAGGAACTACTCAACGACAGCGTGTTCAACATCGAATCCTATCTCGCCCAGGGTTTCGCTACCCGCATAGGTTCCAAAGAGGAAGAAGCATTTGTCATCGGCGATGGTGCAGGCAAACCCACGGGTATCTTCCACGCAACCGGCGGCGGTCAGCTTGGTGTCACCACGGCATCGGCAACCGCCATCACGCTGGATGAAGTGCTGGATTTGTTCTACAGCTTGAAAGCACCATACCGCCGTAACGCTTCGTTCCTTATGAATGATTCTACGGTCAAGGCGCTCCGCAAGCTGAAAGACAGCACGGGACAATATATCTGGCAGGCATCCGTCAAGGAAAACGAGCCGGACACCATCCTCGGCCGCCCCATTCACACATCGTCCTACGCTCCGGCTATCGCGGCAGGCGCAAAGACAATCGCCTTTGGCGATTTCAGCTACTTATGGATTGCCGACCGTGAGGGACGCAGTTTCAAGCGGCTGGACGAACTCTATGCCATCACCGGGCAGGTGGGCTTTGTGGCTACCCAGCGCGTGGACGGCAAAATCATCCTGCCCGAAGCAATCAAAATTCTCGCCCAAAAGGCGTAAACAACGGAGGCGCGCGGCATGAATACGGTCACAAAACTATTACCGAAGGTCAAGGCGAACCTCATACTGGAGCATGACGCGGATGACAATCTGTTAAAAGGTTTCATCCGCGCCACTGTTTCTTATGCGGAAAGTTACCAGCACCTTCCCGAAAACCATTATGCCGAAAACGTCATGCCGCCCACCACCACGCAAGCCGTCATTATGCTGTCGTCCCACTTTTACGAGAGTCGGGACGGCAGTACGGGCGGCTTCTTTTCTGACAACGTACAAGCTGGGCAGCAAGTGTGGAACACGGTCAATATGTTGCTGCGGTTGGAGCGGAGGTGGCAGACGTGAGCTACGGAAAAATGAATACACCGATAAAAATTGTTTCTACGACACCGACAAAAGACGCGGAGGGTTTCGCCACATCCGGCGATACTACTCTCGCCAATGTCCGGGCATATTTCGAGAAAAAGAACAGTACTGAGCGGTGGCGAAATAACGCTGTGTTTGCGGAAGCCTCCGCGCTGTTCCGTTTTCGCGTCATTCCCGGACTGCCTGTGGATACCACGATGGTTGTTATCTGCGGCAGCGAACGCTACAACATACTCTCTGCTGAGGATGTTCGCGGGCGCGGTATGTATGTGGAAGCGCTGGCGAAGGCGGTGACAGGCAGTGGCTAAAGCGGATATAAAAATGCCGGATGATTTCCTGCAGAAGATTTCAACGCTGGGAGAACGGACAGATGAAATCGTCCCCCGTGTTTTGGAAGCGGGCGGCGAAGTCATGCTGGCGAAAGTTAAGAGCAACCTTCAAGCGGTCGTCGGAAAAACAAAACAACCCTCCCGCGCCACCGGGGAACTGGTGGATGCACTGGGTGTTTCCGGCGCTCGTATGGATCGTGAAGGTAATTATAACGTGAAACTCGGCTTTGCCGAACCTCGCCGTGATGGTGAAAGCAATGCCAAAATCGCCAATATCATCGAACATGGCAAACATGGTCAGCCTGCGCATCCGTTTCTGAAGCCCGCAAAATCATCAGCCAAAGGTGCGTGTATTGAGGCAATGAAAAACAAGCTGGAGGAGGAGATTGAAAATATATGAGTTTTTTAGAAGAATTGAATGCTCTTTTGTCCGGGCTTGGGCTGTCGGTTGAAACAGGCGTATTCTCGGAAAAAGCCCCGGACGAATATATCGTGATTACTCCGATGGCTGACACCTTTGAACTTCATGCCGACAACCGCCCACAGTTTGAAACGCAGGAGGCGCGGCTGTCTTTGTTTTCAAAGGGTAACTATATCAAGCGAAAAAATGCGGTCGTGCGAGCACTTTTGGCGGCAGATTTCACGATAACTTCCCGGTTGTATGTCGGACATGAGGACGACACCGGGTATCACCACTATGCGGTTGATGTCGCAAAAAATTATGAATTGGAGGACTAAACACTATGGCAACAATTGGTCTTGACAGACTTTTTTACGCAAAAATCAGCGAATCGGACGATGGTGAGGAGACTTACGGCGTCCCTGCTATTTTGGCAAAAGCAATCAAAGCCGACCTTTCGGTAGAGCTTGCGGAAGCTATCCTGTACGCTGATGACGGAGCCGCTGAAATTATAAAGGATTTCAAAAGCGGCAAACTTGCGCTGGGCGTTGACGATATCGGCGTGAGCGCCGCTGCGGATTTGACCGGCGCAAGCACTGACGACAACGGGGTTTTGATATCGGCCAGCGAAAATATCGGTTCGCCTGTGGCTATCGGATTCCGGGCATTGAAGCCGGGCGGCAAGTACCGCTATTTTTGGCTGTACCGCGTCGTTTTCGGCATCCCCGCTACGAACTTGCAAACGAAGGGCGATTCCATCACCTTCCAAACACCCACCATCGAAGGAACGGTCATGCGGCGAAACAAACTGGATTCGCTCAGTAAACATCCGTGGAAAGCGGAAGTCACCGAGGGCAACGCGGGCGTTTCCGCTTCTACCATCACGGGATGGTTCGGGCAGGTTTACGAGCCTGTTTACAGCGCACAGAGCGGAGGCGACTAAACTATGAGTTATGAGGACACTATGCCCGCCGCCGATAAATGGCTTCACGCGGACGGTTCGGTTACGACAATGGCGGGG